AAATGTGACTTTGGTCCTAGTTTTTTCCTATGTGTAAGTCCATTTTTGTTATACCTTCTTTTCTTTCTTTTTACAAATACTACTTCTACTTTATGAAATTTTTTTACCATAATATATTACTGGACTCCTATACTGCATTCTATTATTTCTAAGTTTTGGAAATCGTTCACCACTACAATCCTTCAGTGTCAATATTTTAATCTGTTTCGCCAATCTCTTTTTTCTCCTCTTGGACTCTGTATTTGTTTTTCACATACGTGGTCACTGTGTGTGGTAATGACCAAATCGTCTTTATCTGTACACGCGTAAAAACATTTTACGGAGTCTTCACCAAAAAAAGGATCAACTCTTTTTTCTTTATTTAATCTGCAAGTAACAAAATATTGATTTCTCTCATCATATAATTGTCCTTTACCAGACCATTTATAGTTTTTTGCTAATAATGAACTACAAAGTAAGGGGAGCAAGAATGCTCCCACAATACTATTTTTCAGCACAGGCATAACTGTTGATCTCAAGACCAACAGAAATTTCTGTAATTACAGGTTTTGACCACATAATTATCTCCATCGTTAGAAGTGCTGGTTGTCGTTGTGACCGCAGTCCACTTTAAATATTCTAATTTATTTTTTAAACTTGGCAATACCTTTTAGTCCAAAAGATCCGGCTATGCTAGCAAGTATGCCATACGATATCCAATCGGGACAATCGTTCTTTAAAAACAAAAACCCTTGTTGCATATAAGGTTGAAGTGCAGGGATGAAGGATGCAAAAATTATAGAAATGAAGGTTAGGGTCCAGGCCTCGTCTTTCCATGAACTGTCTGCTGCTGACATAGCTTTATCTTCCCAAGAACCATCTTGTTCAATTTTAGATTTTGTCGCTTCTAATTTAGTTAACTCAACCTGACTTTTTAATTGAGCTTTTTTTTGTTTGCCCTCTATCCAAGTTTTTGCCAAACTTGCAACAGGACCAATAATTGCTGTAAACATTATATCTCCTTTTGATAAATAGTTTTATTGTCACCTTTTACAGCAACATTAAAATTATAAGTGTTTAGGAGCATATCCACAATACCCATCTGTAGGTCTGTATAATCATCAATAATAATTAATCCTTTTGATGCCATTCTGGGTATAAAAAAACTTAACTCATCAATCACAGCTTTTGTTGTGTGTGGTCCATCTAAATGCACAACTTGATATAAACCAAAAAGAACTAATTCTTGATTATATACAAATTGATGTCCCTCACCCATCGTCTTAAAATAGTAATCATCTGTCATATGAAAAAAATCAAATTCAGGATAATTTTGGTACAAGTAATGAACAGTTTTTTGTTTCATTTCTTCAGTGTAACCAGCTACTACACTACCCTCATTATCGTAGTGTTCGTAGCTTAAATTATTGTAGGGATCTACAGCAACATGCTTGTATAGTTTTGGTTTACTATCTAAGATAGCATCCATAATAATTTTAGAACCCAACCCCTCCCTTAGCCCAATTTCGCAAGTTAAAGTAACTTGATCTAATTTAAGTTTACCAATCTCTTTTGTTATTAAATGGTATTCTGTTGAATCACCTTTTATCACTTTACTCCTATGAACTTCTTACCTTTTACTTGGATTTTTGATATTCCCTTTATATCACTTTTTACACCGTTTTCACGATGAGGGCAACCAAATCCTCCTTTTTTAAGTCCCATAGTTTCTTTTGTAGTAATCCCTGTCTCTTCTTTTTTTGGAGTATAACCAGAAAGTTTTTGTTTTTCTTCTTCTTTTTGTTTTTGTGCTCGTTTTCTTCTTTTTTCGTTTTGTGTCGCTAAAGTTACCTTGAAAGCGGTAGGGTAAACAACACTATCTAGAAATCTGTTTATTTTCAAATAGTTGCTCATTCCACCAAGAAAAGCTTTTTTCATACCTTTTTTTTGATTGGTTCCACCTTTTTTAAGTCCCATAGTTTCTTTTGAGGTAATTCCTGTTTCTTCTTTTTTAGGATTGTAAGCTACGAAATTCATTTTGTAAGGTGAAATACCCTCTTCTGCATAAAAATCTCTTTGTGCTTGATTCATTAAGTTTTTAAAACGTGAACCAAAATCTTTTTTAAACAAACCCGTTACGGCTTCTTGTAAAACTCTATCTTTATTCTGATTAAACTGTCTACCAAAAAACTTAACAAACCTCTCTCCTTGGCTAGAACCACCTTCTTTCATACCCTGAGATTGTGGCCCTTTTTTTGGTGGGGGACCAAATCGTTTACCTGATTTGTTTCGCTGCGTCATTGGCTACCTTTATTGCATTTAATCCTAATTTTTCATCAGCTACTCTGATTCTTTCTTTTGATGCTACCTCAGCATCTTCACGTTTCATCTTATCTAAATCAATACGCTGATCAAACTCACTTACTTTTCTGTTTTCTTGAGCACCAAATTCCATACCACGTCTTTGCATATCCATAGCTCGTAAATCTAATTCTCTTTGTTTTAATTCAACTAATGGATCGCCTTTTTCTGTCATTTGTTCTGCATTTTGTAATTCAGTGGTTAATTCCATAACTCGTAATGCCACCATAGAATCAAACTCTATTTGAAATGCTGCAGGTTCAACTTGTTGTAATTCTTTTAAGTCAGGTCGTTGTGTGGCAATAATCGCAATCACTTGTGCTCTGGCTTTCATAGATAAATGCTCTGAAATATGCGCTTGCAATAAGGCATAGACTACAGGATTAATCTGTACCATTCTTGTTTTGATAAATGCTGCATGTGAAAGTATATGAGCATCGTGATTTTGCTGAGGAAACGCTGTTGGTACCTCTGTTCGTAAGGCTTCTGCATTTTCAATCGCAGGATCTTTAGGAATCACAGGTTTTTCTGGTTTTAACAGTTCATCAATCCTTTTTGTACCCAAAGATTCATAAACTCGTCTAAATGCTTCTCTAACATCGTGCATTTGTGGTGCACTTTGAGCGATTTGTAATTGAGTTTGCGCTAAAGTCACTCTTTGCGCCATAGAAAAGATATTGGGATCTGCAACAGGGATAACATCTACATCATCACTGAAATCGGCAACTTTAATCAGCCTATTTCCACCATAAACGTTATAAGGATAGACTGGAGGTAGGTAAGTTCCAAAAACTTTAGCTAATAATCTGAATTCTTGTCGCATAGAGTAGTAACATCTTTTGTGTATTGCACTCATTACCCTAGAACCACGCTCCAGAAGCGCAATTGTCGTGCCCACTGCTCTATTTTGGGCATCATTTCCTACTGCCATATCAGCAATAGCTGCAAATTTTTGTCCTGCTTGTGTTACAAAGCCTAAAAGTTGGAAAAGTGTACCACTTGGCTCTTTAAAAGGTAAGATTTGAAACTGATCCTTAATATTTCCACCTGGTGCATCAACATCTCTGAACTCTCCCGGCTGAAAAGGCTGGTCATCATCCCTAATCCTAAGTCCTCGTGACTTAAAACCAGCAGGTAAGTTACTCAAAGTACCCGCATCAAGCAATTGTCGTAGTGCAGAGGTCGCCGTCTTAGCCAAACCACCAATCATATGTATCAAACCAAAGCCATAAAACCCTAAACCTGGTAAAAATTTGTAATGAACGAAGTATTCGTTGCGTTTTAGTGTTTCATCATCAGGCGAAAAATTGCGATAGATACTTAAAACCTGTTGTGAGCCTTCATCAATCGTTACAATGTAAGGAACTTTAACATTTTTTTCATCATTCTGCTTTTCATACTCATCTAAATCTAAATCAACATGCATTTCCAACACATTAAACTGATAGTCCCGTGGTCCTTGGTCCGAGACCCCTTCAATCTCATCGTATTTATTCTGAATATCATCTTCTTCTTGCGTAGCTGTAAGTTCCACGTCCCTGTAAAACCCTGTTTTTTGTTTCTTCAACACATCGTTTTCAGTCATTTTAATAATGTGTGTGATTCTTTCACAATCCATAAGATCTGTCGCATAATACGGAACCACTAAATCTTCTGCGGGTACAAATTTACTCACTGCTCGTTGTCTTATTTCATCATAATAGATTTTTTTAAAGGCACTGCCTGCTAAAGGTAAATAAAATAACAGTTGATCAAACTCTGGAGTGTATTCTTCCATCTTGTCCATAACCATATAGTTCATAAATTCTTGAACTCTGTGAGCTTGTTCTTGTTTAGGTTTACTCGTGTCACCAACCACTTGTGTTCTAACTGGTCCATCAGGTGGTAGTAACTCTTTATACGCTTGTGCTTGGAATTGTGTAACAGACTCGGATAATAAAGGATGGGTCACGCCACTCGCACCTTTGAAAGGCTGACCTTCATCGTTATACTTAAATCCTAGTAAGTCCAATCCTGA